GATGGCATTGATATAGGATGCAAGAAGGTCTGCAGTACTCTCGGTGATATTCTTGATGCTTGATGAAGCAGAACTGCCGGAATCGTCCCTGATGGTATCTCCGTGGCTGTTGGCAATCTGCTCAACACCATCGAGGAAGGCAGAAGTAATACGCGCTGCCTGGTCAGCATCATCGTACATCTTGGCAAGAATTGCAAGGCCTTGCTCGTCCATGCGTCCGTCATTGGCCTCAAAGTACTTCATGAACTCATCCATGTTCTTTTGAAGGAGAGGTTCGAGGTACTTCTGAGCGATAATCTTAGTGCCTACTTCCTTAATCATCTCGCTAACCTTCTTCTTATAGGCATCAACGGCATTCTCGCCGGATGCCCAGGCACCAACGAGAGCATCAGCTAAGCCAGCGGCCCAACTTTTATAGTCGATGCCATACAGGTCTTTGGCCATTTCCTCAGCAAAGTATCGAATCTCCATTTCGAGGTCCTTGATTTGCTGCTGCATGTCCTGAACTTTATCCCAATCGGTGTCTTTTTTGTCCTCTTCGGATGAAATCTGACTGCGAAGCTCGTCTTGCTGAATCATCAATGCAGCTTTTTGAGCATCGTAGTAGCTCTGACTCTTCTCGGCCTCTCTGATGGCTTCATAGGTTCGGTCCTGAATATACCAACCAGAAGACAAATTAAATAAATCAGATAACTTGACGTTGCCATTCTTTAAATTGTTTTCGGCGGCTTTTCGAGTCTCGTACATGCTGCCATATTCGCGCATCTTATAATTTACTTCTTCGTCAGCTTTGGCAACGTAGAGGCTACCCAATGTGTGCTCGAGAACGGTCTCAAGATTCTTCGTCAGGTTTTCCATCTCCTTTTGTCTGCGCTTAGAGGCTTTGATTTCCTCTTCAAGTGCTTCATCGTGGCCACCAAAGAGAGCACTGATACCAGAAGATAATAAACTCAATCCTCCACCTACAACAGCCCCCCAAGGACCGCCAATGCCAAGGGCAGAGAATGCAGCCGAGCCAGCCGCTGCTCCACTAAGAGCACCTTGTGCTGCACCAAATATCTGCCCAACCTCTTTCATTCCTAATTCATCAAAGAGCTTGATGACAGGATCGAGAGCACCAGCAAGTGTATCAAACTTGTTTCTCAGGCCCTCAACTCCCTTTGTGAAGTCTGAACCTGCAGCCCTCTTTCCATTCTTAATGTCCTTTTTGGTGACAACACTACCAAGTCTTACGCCAAGGATGGAAGAAAGCTCCTGATTGGCGATAAGGTTTCCTTGTTTGTCTGCTTGCTTTTCGTAACCGTTGAGGGCTTTCATGCGGCTCAGAGCATCACTCATGGCGAAGAATGGATTGCGGTTTGCCAGCTCATTTCGCATCTTGGCAATGGCATTCTCCAATGCCTTCACGTCCTCAACACTGAGTCCTGCGGTATGACCAAACTGCTCAGTGGCATTCATCATGTCTCTTAGTGTCTCAGTGGTCACCCTGTCAAGGTCATCGAAAATCTTCACCCAATCAGTATTGGCCTTAAACTGCTCAAACTGCAAGTGTGCAACCTTCTCGTTATGCTCCTGGGTAGCTCCTTGCTCTGCCTGCTGACGCAAGGATGGGTCTTTTATCTGCTTGATAAGTTCCAGTTGACGCTCATAGCGACGATTTTCATCATCTATCTGCTGGGCAAGGGTACGATTCTTGCTAACTGTCTCTTCCAACAGCTGCAATGTCTCTTGCTTTATCTTTTTCTCGTTGGCAGCATAAGCCTCATACAGTTCAGAGAATATCTTGCTGTTCTCGCCGAACGTCTTGGCGAAGGTGTTCTTATCCATAGCGAACACATCTTCTGCCGTCATTGTTCCTTGTGGCTTTGCCGCAAGAGCTTCACGCATCTGACGTATCAATTCATCCTTATAGGTTGCACTCTGAATACTACCACCAAAAGCAAGATTCATGGCACCTTCCTTGTTGCCAGTCAGCTGATAGATTCGCTTATAGGTGTCGTACTGCTCACTGAGCATACTCAGCTGAGTTTTCAGCTCACTATTGATTTTGCTGATGGCATCTGCATCGGCTTTACGCTGATTTGAAACCTTATCTGCGTCAACGGAGTTGGCGAACTTTCTACGAGCTTCTGTGTTCAACACAAAGCCTTTGGTAAGTTCGTCAAGACTCTGGCGATAATTGGTGACATCACCAAGGTTCCAGCCAAAGACTTCTGCAAAGCCGTTATCTTTCAGATAGTCAAGAGCACCTGAGCCGTATATCTTGGTGGCATTCTCTAACTCAGAATAGAACTTCTTATAGAGGTCAATACGGTTCTTGAGGGCTTCGAGAGCGGTATCTTTCTTCTCGCCACCTTTTCTTTGTCCCTTTGTCAGACTCTTATCGAATATCCACTGACCATCGTTTAGACTGTCATTGAGCTGGTCAAGCTCAGACTGCAATGCTTGTCTCTGCCCTCTGATGGTTGGAATAAGGTCTGGGTCGAGAACTGAGTTATTGAGTTGTGTGTCGTAGTTCTTAATCTTCTTTTCAAGATCAACCTTACGCTGACTTTGCTTCTTGCTGAATGCAATAAAGTCGGTATTTGCCTCTTTCAAATCGTTCTTACTCCACAACCCATAGCCCTTACCTTTCTGCCACTGGTCAAGTTCATACGGAAGCCCCGTGAGGTCGTTGGTATTGATGACGGGTGTAATATAAAGTTGTGTATAGAATCCTTGTGCCACCCAAGAAGCGATACTATTCTTCGCATCCTGAGAGCCTTTCTCCAGTCCATTTGCAAAGTTGGTGGCAATGGTGCGGAGCTTGGTCTTCTCTGCTTCGGTCAATTCTTCATAGCTCTTGCTGACATCAACACCAGCCTGCCGTGCAAGCACCTTGAGGTCTGTCATGGCATCAGGAATGATGTTATTCTTGATGTTATTCAGATGCTCTTCGCTTTCCTCAACAGCCTTGGCATAGTCTTTGATGGCACTACCCCAAGGAGTATTGCCTGCGAAGTAACCAACAGCCTCATTCTCGTATGGACCAGTCATCAACAGGCGAAGATTCTCATAGAGATTCTTACCGTTAAGCTGTTCTGCAAGTTCCTTATGCTTGGTTTTCAAAGCGTCTATCATCTGCTGATACTTTGAACTGTAACGCTCAAGGGCAGACTGAGCCTTAAACTCGGCATTTTGCAGGTCCTCGTAATCTTCCATCTCGTCATTGAGGTCGGAATTATCGAGAGCACCTTTGATGGCAGACTTTCCTCCAGGCGTACCCATGGCATCCAAAGCCTCTTGATATGCTTTGGCATTCTTTACCAAATTCTCAAGACGCTCGTTGATGTCATCAAAACCGCGACTATCCTGTACAACCTGTTTGCCAGCATTGCCCATGCCAATAAGGGCCTCTTCGAGAGCTTCAACCTTCTTGAAAGGCTCGTCAGAACTATCACCAACATTCTTCAATGTGTTTGCAAGCTGGTTGGCATTCTGCTCAGCACTGCCAGATATGGAGTTCACAAGGTCATTCAATCGCTCGTCAGACTCCTTGATGGTTGAATAAACAGAAGCCGCTACACCTGCTGCCGTTATAGCTAAACCAATCCAACCACCAAAGAAGCCTAAAGCACCTTTAGCACCGATACCAAGCCATTTGCCCATCTTGCCCATTGGTGTAGGATTTGGACCCTGCTGTAATGCCTGCAACTGACCAAGGGCAATTTGCTTACGCTGCTCTCTGGTATAGCCTTGCATCTGCAAATAGCGATAGAAATGCTGTTTCGACATCTGACCGTCAAGCATGAGCTGATGGGCTTTCTTGGCGGTAATCTGATTCTCTAAGGCAAGTATCTGATAGTCGCTACTTACAAGTTTATTCTTATTCCTTATAAGGTCAAGTTCTGCCTGCTCCAGCTTCCTTCCATACCAAACGCGCTCCCGTTCCAGTCGGTTAGCCTCCTGTATCTTGGCAATCCTCATATTCTCGATGGCCATTTCACCACTACGTCTCATAGTGGTGTTCCTGAGACCTTCTGCCATGTATTTGATGCCTTTGGCTGTTCCCAAAGCAGAAAGAGCCAAAACCATCTTGTCAAGGTTCTGAGTCAGCAGAACGGCAAAGTCGAGCACCTGCTTGAACAAGAAGCCGGATGCGCTCGTCCCCTCAGCAATACTTCCTAACATAATCTGCCATGAGTCCTGTAGCTTCTGCCATTTACCATAGAGAGTATTAGCAAGCTCTTCCTGCATGTTAAAGAACTGACCGCCTTGGCTGGTCATATCCCAAAGCACTTCCTTGACCATCTCAAAAGGAACGGCACGCGCACTGATCAACTTGAATACATCAGCCGTCGTGGTGAGTTTACCATTCAGCTGAGTGAACTTGTCTGCCAATGCCTGCACCATGGGAATACCTGCCTCAGTGAACTGACGCAATTCCTGTCCTCTCAGCACAGCTGCACTGCGTACCTGACCGTAGGCAAGGATAAGACGATTCATATCAACACCAAGACCTGATGACATATCGGCAAGCCTCTTGGTGGTGTCATAAAGCTCGTTGGCAGGAATCTGATAGGCTGACAGCTGCTTGGCGTATGAGGTCAGCTCCATGAATGTTTTTGGTGACTCAATGGCCAATTCTTTCAACTGACCAAAGAGAATGTTGGCTTGCTGCACGTCACCAAGGATATTCTGCAAGGCTACATGCTGCACCTCAAACTGGCCACCGATGGTAACTATGCTTCTCAGAACACGCTCCAATCCATACAGGCCTGCGTATGCACCAATCTGATTCTGTAGCTGTATGGTGATTCTGTTGGCTCTATTCCCAGCCTCGGCAACACGGTTGTAAGAAGAGATAAGGCCCTCGTTGACATGTGCCAGCATACCAACGGCATCTGCGGCTTTCTTGGCAGCATTGGCACGCTGATTCTTGGCCGCTGCATCGTCAAGTTCTCGTTGCTTGCCTGCTGCAAGGGCTTCGTTGTATCTGCGTTGAATGGCGTTCAGCTCTTCCGTAACTTTCTCCCTCGTCCAAGTGGGCGAAGTAATACGTCCTGACATCAGAAGGCCGTTCTCATAGCTGACGTTATGAGACAGGTTTTGTATCTCTTGAATCTTTCTGCCAAGGGCTGCAAACTCAGCGGTCTGCTTACGGATTTGAGCAATCTTCTGCTGACTGATAGCGTCGGCACTAAGCTTGTTCAATGCAGACTGTATCTGCTTGTTGGTTTCCAGTCGGTTGTTATAGTCATTGGTGGCACTTGTCAGTCCACTTAACTCAGTCTTTACACGTCTCAGGAACTCTTCATAGTCGGGACCTGATGCACTCATAGGCATACCACCACCATTACGTTCAGCACGTTTGACGGCTGACATTCTCGCGGATATACTGTTGATAAGGCTGACAGAGCTTGAAATATCGGTACCAGGAGCAGCACCTATAATGGCATCAGACAACTGCTTGCGGTAACGCTGCAGTTCATAATACTTTGCCTTGAGGTCATCAATACGCTTTGACTCGTTGATGGCATTCTGAGCTTCAGCACGTTCCTTAGCCTCAATGTTGTCAACATAGCGGAGGGTGTCTTTAAGCATCAGTTCGATGTTTAGGCGTGTCTTTTCAAACTGAGCCTCACCCTTTGAGGTGGCCCTGTCGGGGTTTTTGAGGATGGCAGCAAACTCCTTACGCACATTCTCAAGCTCCTTGCTCATTTCTTGAAGGCCTTTCTTCTCGTCTGCGGAAAGCGTCTTCGCACCTTTTAGCTCTGATATACGCTTCTGAGTAACATATATCTTGTCATAGACGTTGGAAATATCCAAGATGTTCTTATAGACATTCTTCAACTCTGCTGCGTCATCAGTAAGCATACCTGC